TTCTCTGCTCCAGAAGCCGCCACAAAGGCCGTCTGGTCTAGATCAAGATGGATAATAGCATCATCAGAAATAATTTTCTTCCAATCCTCTGTTATGGGATAACCCATATGCCCCTCCTCCCATTATTAAAATGCATCTCCAAACCCATCACCTTTTTTAGGTGGCGGGGTGAATTTGAAATCCTTACCCATATATTCTGAGAGGAAATCTATGTTTAAAACCCAATCTTGTTGGCTACGGATCCTCCAGACAGCAAACTCCTGCTTTAAGTACTCTATTGCTTGCTTATGACTGATGTTATTGACCTTCATGAACTGCCTTATAGCCCTGTCAAGGTGTCCATTCTTCTCTGCAAGACCTGGATGGTGGAATTCATGACAAGGTGGACATAGGCACATAAGTCCAGTAAGCTTAACCTCTCCATTTTCAAATGCCCACTCCTCGTGGCACTCTACGGGATGCTTCCTCCCGTTGCCCCCCTGACCATTGCAGATCTGGCAATGCCAGTTATGTTCTGCATAGCTTTTCTTTCTTACCTTGTCCCACTGGGACTTTGTAAGGTATGACCTCAGGTTATTTTCCCAAGATGTCATAGGTATCAGGCATATTTTATGTTTTATTTCCAATTACATTCCCCCAGCTTATGTGATATTTTTCTCTACAGACAATACTTCAATATCTGGGTTTTTACAATTAAGCCTGTCACCATATATCTGACCAAGCCTGACAAGGGCATTCCTTTCTGAAGCTGCATAGATTTTTTGTGACAAAGGCCCCACGCCATCTTTGGAATAGGTTATCTGATAGCTACAGCATGTGTCATTTTTCATAATTGTAAACCCTCCTAATGTTTGATGTATTTAGACCCACAAGAGCCTGCGCCACTCTTGTAAACAACAGCGGTGTGCCTTCCATCACTGTATACACACACTTTCTGGTCCCCATCTTCATATTCTTCATCAAGAGACATTGTTTGTGAGGCCCTTGCAGAGGATGTGTAGGCAATTGCAGCACAGACAACAATACCAATCAACGAACCTAAGATAAATTCTTTCATATACTCCTCCTGTTAAAACTACATGTAAGATAAAAATCATTACCTCATGATATGACTATAATGCCAATGTGTCAACAGTGTTTATAATTTAACACCCCCATTTTTTCATATATCCTGATGAACTTGTCAAGATCATGAATGTCCGCTGTCTCAGTATGCCCATCACGGAGCTCACGCTCATTGAGCACTCCACATGAAAGTTTCTTCTTGCAATCATTTTCTGCCGTCTTGCATGCCTTAATGGTGGAGAAGGTTGTTCTGGATAGGATTTAATCATCCTGTTGAATAACTTTGTCATTATTTCTCCTGTTTTTAATTATTAGAGCAATAAAACACACAGGAGTCAAGGGATTGTGTTGAAATGTTGTATTGATAGGATTTATGGTCTTTATAAAACAAAAGCCACCATGTGGTGGCTATTTATGTGTCCCACTCCACACAGGGAGGATCAGTACAGGGGGCTGATCTAATCTTCGGTAGAATGATACTTCGGGGAAGGCCGGGGGGTTGGGTCCATATAATCAAGCAACTCATCTTCCGGGATGTCATTCAAGCTGTGTGTGGTATTTACCAATTGGGACGTCAACTCATCCATGCGCAGCGCGACGAACGCCGCGACGCTGCGTCCCTCTTGGTCTGCAAGGAATCGTAATTTTTCAAAAGTAGAATCGTTGAAGTTGATATTCATAGTCTATCTCCTATTTTGTATTGTGGGATTTACCCTTTTTTAATTCAATGCCCCAGTTAACTGGGGCTATTCAGGATGGCCTTACTCAGCGCCAAGCGGGGCACGGCCCATAAGGATATCTAACTCATTTAACTGTTCCAGCTTGTCCTCAAGGGCTGCTCGTTTTTTCTCAGCAGCTTCCTGTTTGTCAAACTCGTAGTCAATCAGTGTGCGAAGGAATTTAGGATCAATGCTCAGATCCTCCTTTGTGACAGTCAGGATGTCTTTCAACTCTTCTGAAGCGTCCTTCTGTCGGCGGACAACTGATACACCTTCTTCAACAATAGATGCCAGTTTTTTTCGAGTTTCAATATCAGAGGGTAGTGTTTTGATCAGGTCAATCTTCGCCATGGTTATTTTCTCCTAAAAATATGATTAAAGTTTTATTTAACAGGTGTTTGTTCCTGTAAAGAGTATACTACTACAGTAGACTAATGTTGTCAACAGGGTGTACTTGATATCTTAAGACTATCTTACAAAAGCCCTGCCTTTCTCAAAGTACCCATTAACAATTGTTCTCGGAGCTGACAAGCAAATTTCTGCACTTGACCCACAGTCACATGGGGCAGATTTCCTCTCATCAACTTTCCTTATTTTGTCAAATGTCTCACCACATTTCTGGCAATGGTATGTGTAGAGTGGCATTACAATCCCTCAAGATCTGGTTCAAAAAATGTACATGGCTTCATGATCTTACCATTGCTGTCTTTGAACACCACCCTGCCATTGATTTTGCTACCTTTAACCCCTGTATACCGCCCAAGAGACTTCTCCTCAATGCGTTTTTCTTCCAGAGAAATAGCTTCTTCAAGGGAAACAGCTTCTGAGTGGTATTGCCACAAGAAGTCCTCTTCTGTTGGGATCTTAGATTCGTTCGAAGAAAGAACTTCATCAAGAGCTTTACGATAATTAAAATCTAAAATAGTCATCAGAGTGCAACAGTCATTTACCAAACACTCAGGAACGTCGTCATGGTAACTTTGAACCATGTATTCAACAAGCTTCGATGGTTGTACATGCTCTGAAAAAACCTCAATATCAAAAGCTGTTTTAGAATCTTCATCTGCCTGTTTTAGAATATCTTCTTCACTTACCTTGCCGGATTCACTTGCCATAGCAGACATCTCCAACTCTACCTCTGACAAAATCTTAAGAAAATCCCAGTAAGATGCCACCACAAAGGTGTCACACAAAGCATCAATGATGAGTTCACGATTTTTACCCTGAATACCGTCAACAATGAGTTCCTGAAGAAGCTCCTCTTTGACAAGCTCTTTCTGTGAATTAATTGCTTCTGTTGTGTGGATAAAAGACCCACGTGCTGCAAGATTAAAATCACGGACTCTCTTAGCACACAGGTTGAAAAAACCACTATCTTGTGATGTTGCCATGGTATCAATAAAATCATACTTGCTCATTATTGCTCTCCTCCATTGTTTGTGTTGTTGTTGTATTATACTGAAAATGATGGGCCTGTCAACGGTCCTTGTAGGTATTTATTGCAATTTTACGCTTTCTTTCCCGCATATCCTTTTTTCGATTTTCCATATCCCGTTTTTCCTTATTTTCCTCATCTTTAATAATTTTTTCAACAATATCCATTAGCTTGCTTGCCTCAAACTTGTTCATCCATTCAAGGTCTCCATCAACCACTGCGAGTGATGTCCTATCAATACCTCTGTACATCTTATATACATAACTTTGTGCCCCTGTGATGGTGTCAGTTATCTCAAACCTTGGCGCACCCCACAAGGTGTGTCCTTCATTAACCCTAAAATCCCCACCTATCTCTATAAGTGAGAATACCAGTCTAGCAGGGTGTTTAATGTTAAACTCCCTGATAATCCGCTTACCAATGTTAGTAATAGGGGATATTAAAATTATCACAATAAAAATAATGACAAGTGTTGTTAACAACATTGTTAGATCTCCTCTGCTATGGCACGTAATAACTCCAGCAAAGAGTCTGAGGCCTCCACAACCTCCTCAAGGCTATTTGCTGTGTTTTTGTCTGTTCTAACCTCTACAAATTTGTAGTTTAGTCTTGGTAAAAATAAAGACTGTACGTTCTTGGTATCTGATTTTGTAATATCGTTAGCCTTAATGGTGATGATCTGTCCCATAAAATACTCAGATGGCTTCTTGCGTAGTGCATCCGTAAGCCCAGAACCAACACCAACCTCTAACAGGTCGTCACGAGTTTGGCAGGTCAGCGCCCCAACCAAAGAAGGGTCTTTCTTGTGAGGGGATGTCCCTACAACAAGAAGGTCAACATCGAACATGTTTTTCAATTTCAGTCCTTTTTTGGTTTTATTGTCACCCCACAGCATTGCAGCTTCCTTCAGTACTGTGCCTTCCTTCTTGAGATGCCTCATTTCCACGAAGTGTTCAATAGCTTCCTTCAGACTGTTTATTCTTCGTCCAGAGACAAGTCTAAAGCTTTTTTCCATACCTACATAGGTGACAAGGTTTTTGATTTCCTCTCTTCTGTGTTTGTACTCTTTCGTGGACTTGCGTGAGAGGTAGTCATCCATGGATACCATATCCCATACCACCAGTGCAACAATATCTCTATCTATCTCAGCAGGATCTTGGTTCAAATAACCATTCCCCTCAGCCCTCTCCATGAAACCATTGGGACTATTGTCATCAATAACCAGCCCCTCACCATGTGCTACAAAAGGGCTATTCTCTTTTGCAAAGCTCTTAAGCTTGTTCTCAACCTCCACGGGGGCTTTGAAGTTTAGCTCCTTGCCTGATCTTGAACGTAAAACTACCTGCTCCGGCCACACCATAACATCCGTATACAACCCATCCATTTTTTCATCTGAGAAAGCACCCTCATAGTTAAACTTCCTAAGGAGATCTTCCTTAAAAAGTGTGTAACTCTGATAGGGAGGTTCTGTGATAAGATTTTTCCAAACCTTATTTGCAGAGGATGCCTGTACACCACACTCAAGGTCTCGGTTTATAACCTTTAGCAGTGTATCTGGCTCTTCACATGAGTTAACCAGCTTGGAAATATAGGCTTTTGCCTCCAGTCCTGTATAAACCCGTCCAGCCACATTTTCAACAAGAAGATCAATGGAATCTGATATTGGTGTGCCGCCACTGATATCCAAATCAGCCTTGAAATTTCTAACAAAAAAGTTTAATTCCTTGGAATATGCTACAGAAAATGTCTTCTGTAGTACGGGATTATCTGCATGTAACTTCAAGATCTTCTCTTTCTCATTTTTAGAGTTTGTCCCTGAAAGTTCCATCAGGATATCTGTAACTTTTTTCATATCACCTCCTAAATTTACTTTATTTGTAAGTCTATGATACTAATAAACACCATTTGTTTGAATTGGCGATATTACCATAAATGTTTCCCAGTCATCAACGTTACCACTCTCCCACCCCGTTGTTTGCAATCCCTTAAAGCAGATGCAGTAATTACCCTAGGGCAGGAATGTACCACAGTTTTCAAGGTCCCCCATAAAAGCTTGATCATCTACCACCGAAAAATCACCACTTGATTGTGTTGTTTTACCTCCAGACACCTCTATGGTGTAGGAGGCTAGAATTACCTCTTTCAGAGGACCATCCTTTCCATCAAATTGAATAGTTTTGTCATAATGTACCATAAAACAATTTTCTCCTAAAGTAATAATCTTCCTGCGTTATAATAATATGCCACCTTGATTGATCCTATCTTGAAACTCTGACCTCTTAACAGGCTGTACTCATCTTGTTGGAGACATGATGATTCTAAATTGATCATTTTTTGTTCTAGCCTCCTCTGTTAATTTATAATGTTGTACCATAACAAAACCACAGGCTCATGTAAATATTTAATTTGACACATTCGTGGAATACACAAACATACCATGTATCAGGTATAAGGAGCCATGAGCCATTTTACAAACAATGGCATGCAGGTGGGTTACCGTGAGCATAAAACATCTCACAGGCCCTTTTATAAGCCTCAGGATGGATATTTACACCGGGGCGTGTATTGTAAAATGGACGGGGCAGATTTATATGGTAGTGATACTCATTCTCCAAAAATCTTGCTCCTTGCGGATCGCTTCCCCAAAGTGGCTTGCCTGTTGGCAGTCTGGGTTTAATCCTTATCTGAGATCATCTTCAAGTTTGATCAACTCCTCACGTAAGGCCTACTTCTTATAAAAATAAATTTAAACTCCCCTTGTAGATTTTTCTTGACTTTAGTTCTATTATAGAGATATAAAACCGTAGCCCGTAGGGTGAGCGTGGCGAAGTTTTATAAGATCATGATCAAAGAATGAGATAATCAATAGTGGTAACTATTGGTTATTGAAGGATTTGATCATAAATAAGATAAAATACGTAGCCCGTAGGGTGAGCGATCAGCGAATATTTTATAAAGTATATAATTAAAGAACGAAATAATTAAGAGTGTTAACGATTAATTATTGAGTGATTTAATTATAAATATATATAACACCTGAAACCCGTAGGGCGAGCGTAGCGAGGGTGTTATAGATCTAATATAGTATTGTGTGCCTTTTGAGGCACATCACTATGGGCCTCTTGACAAGCCCACCTTTAAGTGAAACAATGATAACAAATGAACATCTTCAAGGAGGGATATGAAAACAGAATTATCAGATGTCCCTTTTATACAGATACCCATAGAGTGGGTTATGGAACTAAAAGGGGATGATGTTAAGAGAATGCTCCTACTCCAATGGAGGTTTGACTTCTTTGCTTCCCTTGCATTCTCGGAGGGTAGAGATTTAGGTATGTGTTTCTATGAATCACAAGAAAGACTGGCGACACTTTTCGGAATGTCTACAAACTCCAGAACTAAGGTTGGTGAGTTTTTGAAGCGTATGGAAGGCATGGGTTTTATATCCACAAAGCGCGAGAATTACAAAGAAGGTGGAAAAACAAAAACCAGACTATACATTGTGGTTAACAACCCAGCCATATTATCCAAATACAACCTGAATAGATGAGAGTATCAACCTCTATGAAATTGACAAAAATGTTAAGGGTTGATAAACTTAGACCTTGAAGAGTTGTAACCTAACAACAAAGGATTATGTATGATAGAAATGCTTTTGACTGGGAATTCTGAGCCAGTAAATGATGAGGAGAAGTACCTAGCGTTCATGTT